GGAGGGCCGCACCGCTTACGCCGGCCTGGATTTGGCAAGCACGCGCGATATAGCCGCTTTTACGCTCTTCTTTCCGCCGGATGATGCCGACGGTGAGTACCGGCACCTAACGCGCTATTATTGCCCGGAGGATAAGATAGAGGAGCGCAGCCGCAAGGACCGGGTGCCGTACCTGCAATGGGTGGCCGACGGGTGGCTCACCACTACGCCGGGCAACGTTATCGACTACGACTACATACGCGCGGACATCCTGAGTGCTTTCGAGCGCTTCGATGTGCGCGGTATTAGCTACGATAGGTGGAATGGGAGCAAGCTCATCCCTGAGCTGGTAGAGGCCGGCATTACCTGCAACCCATTCGCGCAGACGGCCGGCAACTTTAACGCGCCACTTAAAGAATTAGAGCGGCTTATCGTGGGCGAGCGCTTCAACCCTGGCGACGATCCGATAATGCGGTGGATGGCGGGCAATGTGGCTATCTATACCGATGGCAACGGCAACATAAAATTCGATAAGGGTAAAGCCCGCGAAAAAATAGACGGCATGGTATCGCTCGGCATGGCTGTAGGTGAGCAGCTTAACCATAAAGCCGAGGAGGGCAGTATTTACGAGGAGCGCGATGGTTTTTTGATGTTTTAAACTTCTACACATGGCTAAAACAACTTTCGGAGCAGCCCTGCGCCAATATATGCAGGCGCTCGACATCACCCCGGCGCAACTCGCCACTGCTTACGGCTGCAATGTGCAGTACGTTAGCGAAATACTTAACCGCGACAACCCGCCGAGCGGTAGCACTATCGAAAAGATAGCCTCCGCGCTTAAAAGCGTGCCAGATGCAGCCCGCAGCATCTATATCGAGTACCACACCGGCGAGGGATGGAGTATTTCGTTTGGCGGGTAGGTTTTTTCGCGTTTTAGGCGCTATTCAACTAAAAAAGCGTATTTTGGTGCGAAATTAGTGCACGCATGAGCCAAACAGGGATCAGAAAACGGATTTTATGCCTTATCCCAGTGTGGCAACGGCCCGAAATAACGCGCATCTGCTATGCCGGTTTAAACCGCATCGACGCGCAATTCCTGCAACTTGGTTTTTCATTTGTCCCTTTTATCGTGTACAGCGAGCCGGAGCATGGCGAATTAGCCCGCCGCTCCGGCTTTCTTTCGTGCTTCGCGGAGAATAAACCACTCGGTGCTAAGCTAAACCGTGGCCTGAGCAGCCCGCGTAAAGCTCGTGCGGCAGCTACGCGGCGAAGTAGGGCCGGCAGGGCGTAAAAGCCCCGGCCAAGAGTACTACGTCGTAAAGCCAAGCCCTAATCAGGAGCTAATCAGTGAGGCGATAAACTTATGGGATCCCGAGCGTAACATCGGCCTCGATGCTTCGAGCGAGGAAAACATCATGCGCCGGGCTAAATGCCTACCGACAATGGTTAAACTCGCCCGGCCCGGCGTGGTAGACATCAAGAGTGCAAAAAATATACACAGTTGGGATAAGCTACTCACCTACGGCGGTACGGAGATACCGTGGGAGCGGGTGGTGCCTGAGCTAAAACAGATAGAGCAATGGTAAACTTGGCCATCCTCGGTTACGGCTACATCGGTAAGCGGTGGGCCGAAATTATCCAAGCGCACGACGAGGCGCACCTGCAGGCAGTTATCGACATCCTACCGGCCCATGAAAACAACCTGAGCGGGTTGAATAAAGATGTAGATTACCTCTGCATGGAGTTAGATAGGGCATGGCCCTACCTGCGCGGCGTAGAGGTGGTGGTAATTGCCACGCCTAACGGCATCCACTTCGCCAACGCTATCGAGGCGATGAGCCAGGGGCGGCACGTTGTTATCGAAAAGCCAATGGCGCTCTTTTCCGACAGTGCTGCCGAGCTGTACCGCTTCGCCTCACCGCGCGGCCTGCATATTTGGCCGGTGCTGCAAAACCGATACACGCCGACGGTGCAATGGCTGAGAGAGGTGGTGTTATCCGGCGATATTGGCCCCATCCGGCAGATCCACGTTAACTGTTTCTGGAATAGAGACGAGCGCTATTACTCGCCCGGTGGCAAGCCGCACCCGTGGCACGGTACCGAGTTAGACGGTGGGCCGCTCTATACGCAGTTTATTCACTTCCTCGACATTATTACGTGGACTTTCGGCCGCATGGTAGACATTGATGCGCAGGCGTATAAAACGAGCGGATACAGCCAATTTCTTGACACTGGGGCGCTCCTGTTTCGCACTACGGCAGGCGTGCCCGGATCGATGGCCTGGACAACCGCAGCGCCGGACGGCAACTACGAGAGCAGTATCACCGTTATTGGCGAGGAGGGTGTTATTAGGCTCTGCGGCCAATACATGGAGCAACTAGGCGAGTGCTACAACCTGCCGCACCTGCCGAAGGGCTTCGATGGTAGCGCAAACGTCTACGACGGCTACACCGGCTCGGCTAACAATCACCCGCACGTATTGCAGAATGTCATCGACACGATGGCCGGTAAAGAAGAGCCTCACGTACGCGGCACCGAAGCCCCAGCCGTTATTTCTGCAATAGAGCGTATTTACCATGCAGCCAAGCTATGATAATGACGAGGAAATGGTAATTATCCCTAAGCGCGTTTTTTATGTACACATCCGCATAGAGGCGTACTTCGCGGAGTTTTACCGGCACGTACAGGACGGGAAAAACCACCGCGAAGCCTACGAGGCGGTAGAGGCAGAGTTATCGGAGTACGGCTTTCCTCCTAAGTACGACAGTTACGAGAATTTCAGGCGCGGCAAGTCATACCACTATAATAAAGATAACCCGGTTAAATTTTGGTAGCATGACATACGAAGAGGCAGCAAAAAAAGCGCTTACCGTGCGATGGAAAACCGAAACCTGCTCACAGGGAGAAAAGTGTTGGTGTCGATTAATTGTGCCGGAGGAAAAAATAGAGGACGACAACGGAAACGAAATAGTAATTGCAGGCCCAGGCGATATAAAAAAAGAGGATGCTGAGCATATTGTAGCGCTTCATAATTGGTATATGTTACACTCTGTTGCGCTTCTGTAACACTTTTACCGCCATATTGCATGCATGGCGGATATTATACCGGCATTAAAGCGGTTATTTATCATACCGGATGCGGAGCAGCGTAACAGCCCCGAAAATCCGGCCACTAGCCTGTCGCGCCCTGCGGCATGGCTTTTCAACCTATTCGGCCAACCTGCGAGCAGCGGCGTAGCGGTTAACGAGGAGACCGCGCTAAGCATTTCCGCCGTGTACCGGGCTATCCGCATTTTATCCGAGGGCATCGCCGGGCTTTCCGGTGGCGTGTACCGCGACATGGACGGCAACCGGATGGAGCAGGCCGGCCATTGGCTTAACATGATTATGCGCGAGCCAAGCCCGCTATACTCCGGCTTCACCTGGCGCGAGGCAATGCAGGCGCAGGCGGCACTCAGGGGTAACGCGATTAGCCTCATCCGGCGCGATGGCGACGGTAACGTCGTCGAGCTGCGCAATATCAACCCCGACCACGTGGAGACGCGCTACGAGAATGGCGTACTACTCTACCTCTTCCGCGATAAAGCCGGCAACGTACAAAGCACCACCTCCGATAACGTGCTGCACATCCCTGCACTTGTAATGGATATGGAGAGCGCGATGGGGAAAAGCCCGCTAGCCGTCCACCGCGAAACGCTCGGCCTAAATATTGCTATGACGAAATACGCGGCCCGCACATTTAAAAACGGCGCGCACATTACCGGCTTTCTCACTACCGACCAAAAGTTAAGCGAGGAGGCCGCCATACGCATGGCTAAGAGCTGGAAAGAGCGCTTTAGCGGTGTAGACAACGCCGGGAAAACGCCGGTGCTAGAGGAGGGCTTAAAATTCCAACCGCTCAGCATGACGCCGGAGGATGCCATGTTTATTGATAGCGCCAGGCTAGGCGTAGAGGAGGTGGCGCGGATATTCGGTGTACCGCTGCACATGCTCGGCAACCTGGAGCGGGCCACATTCTCTAATATCGAGCATCAGAGCCGGGAATTTGTTATGTACTCCCTGCGGCCGTGGGTAAAACGGTGGGAAGAAGAAATTAACCGCAAGCTATTCACCGAAAGCGAAAAGCGGCGCGGCTTTTACTACCGCTTCAACCTCGATAGCCTCCTGCGCGGCGATAGCGAAGCGCGGAGCAAGTTAATCGATACCTACATGAAATGGGGCATACTCAACCGCGACGAGGTGCGCAAGTTGGAAGGCTTCAATAATAGCGACGACGGCACCGGCTCTACGCACTACGTGCCGGTAAACATGGTACCGGCAGAGATGGCGGGCCACCAAAACGAGAGCGATGAAACAGAGCCTACAGTACCGGAATAACACCGGCGAGGTGACATACAACGAGGAGAGCCGCAGCTTTAGCGGCTACGGCATCGTGTTTAACAGCGATAGCCAACCGTTATACGTCTACGATCAGGAGCGCGGCGTGGTGCGCGTCACCGAGCAGATTAGCCGCGACAGCCTGAGCGAGGCGGATATGAGCGACGTAATTAGCGCCATTAATCACAATTTTGAGCGCGTACTCGCCCGCACCACTTCCGGCACGCTGCAACTCGATACCGATGAGCGCGGCGTTATGTACCGCCTGGAATTACCAGACACCACCTACGCTAACGACCTGCGCGTAAGCGTAGAGCGTGGTGACATTACCGGTTCTTCTTTCGTATTCTCGATGGATATGGAGGAGGGCTACAATATCACCGAGCGCAGCGACGGTAGCTTGCTTGCCGTGCCTAAGCGCATCACAAAAGTATATGAGATGGGGCCAGTAACGAACCCGGCCTACCCTGAGACGACCGCCGAAAACCGCAGCGGCTTTTTGGAGGCTCAGGCTAAGGCTTTCCTGCAGCGGCAGGAAGAAACGAAAGAGCAAGAGCAAGAAGCAGCGCCGGCGGAGGGCACGCCTAACCGCGATAAGATCCGCGCCACGCTGCAAAAACATAAACTTCGCGGCTAACGAGGTCGCGCCATTTTTTCACCAACAATTCCTAAGTGATGTATAACATCAAAGCACTTAAAGAGGAGCGTGCTAGCTTGGAATATCAGCAGAAAGACCTCTATGCGCGGGCCGAGAAAGAAGGCCGCGAGGTGACCGCTGATGAGATGGACCAATTCGACACAATCGAAAAACGGTACACCGAGCTTACCCGCCAAATCCAACAAGCCGAGGCCGTAGCCGCCAAGCTCGCCAAAGAGCCGGCACCTGAGCAACGCCAAGAGGCTAAGCCCGCCGAGTACAAGGATGTATTTTGGCGCTCGATGCGCTACGGCATGGACGGCCTGAGCAGCGAAGAGCGGGCCATCATGGGCCAACACTTCCAGCGTGGTACCGACCCGCAGACCACGACCGACGCGGCCGGTGGTTACACCATCCCGCAGGGCTTCTCCAACGAGCTTTTTGTGGAGATGGCACAGTGGGGCGGTATGCTGCAGGCGGGCCGCATCTTCAACACTTCCACTGGCAATGCTATCGACTGGCCGACGGTGGACGACACGAGCGTAACGGGCGCGCTGCTTGCCGAGGCTAACGCTGCGGTAGTTAGCGACATGACGTTTGCCAACAAAACGCTGAATGCCTACACCTACACCTCCAATATCGTGAAAATCACGATGGAGCTGATGCAGGATAGCGCATTCGACCTGGAGGCATTCCTGCGCGAAGCATTTGCCCGCCGCCTCGGTACGGCCATTAACGCCGCACTGACCACCGGCGACGGCTCAGCCAAGCCACAGGGTGTTATTCCTGCCGCCACGGCTTACAGCACCGGCGTAGGCGCTGCCGCGCTCACCCGTGACAACCTCGTGGATCTGGTACACCAGGTGGACCCGGCCTACCGCCCCGGCGCTATCTTCATGATGAATGATGCCACGCTTGGCTACATCAAGAAGCTCGCGTTTGGCACTTCCGATGACCGCCCGTTGTGGCAGCCGAGCATCCGCGAGGGTGAGCCTGACCGCCTGGAGGGATACCGCTACATTATCAACCAGAGCATGGCCGACATCGGCGCGAGTGCCAAATCGGTGGCTTTCGGGGACTTCTCGAAATACATCATCCGCATCGCCGGCCCGGCTACCATGCTCCGCCTCAATGAGCGGTACGCCGAGTACCTGCACACCGGCTTCATCGCCTACCAGCGGGTAGACGGCGAGCTGCTGAGTGCCAACGCCATCAAGGTGCTGCAACACGCCGCCTCCTAATGGCTAAGATTTTCATATTGCGTAGTGCTGCCGGCCCTCACGGTGTATTCCGTAAGGGCGGCACCTACGAAGTGGCTGAAGAGTTAGCGCGTAGCTTCGAGCGCGTGGGTATCTGCGAGGTAATAGCCGCAACGCCCACGCGCCAGGCTGCGCCGACGACAACCAAAGAGACGAAGCCCGCGCCGCGCACCACTAAGAAGCGCGGACGGCCTAAAAATCGGAGCTAATGCCCACTAAGGTAACATCCGGCCCGGCCACTGAGCCACTAACAGCGACGGAGGTAAAGCTACACCTAAAGGTAGACTACACCACCGACGACGACCTCATCACCGACCTAATACAGGCGGCGCGTGAGGTGGCCGAGGATTACCTAAACCGCAAGCTCATCACGCAGACGGTGCAGGAGACTTTCGATTGCTTCCCGATGGAGGCACAGCAGGCACCGTATGCGGCCCTGCGCTTAACGTGGGCACCGCTTATTAGCGTCTCAGCGGTAGAATACCAGGCAACAGCCGGCACGTACACAACGCTAAGCAGCAGCAGCTACACGGTGGCCGATTATCAGGTGCCGGCGGTGATTATGCCCGCGTACAATGTGACGTGGCCCACTACCATTGAGTACCCTGATGCGGTGCGCGTAACCTACACGGCAGGATATGCCGATGCGGACAGCGTACCGTCGGCGATTAAATCCGCCATGCTGCTAATGATTGGCCATTGGTACGAAAACCGGCAGGATAGCATCCGCAGGATGCCGACACAAGCGGAGTGGTTACTACACCGCTACCGCGTAAAAGTATTTTAGCCTATGCCCGACAGCATCGGACAACTCAACAGGCGTATTACCATCCGCGTACCGGGATACGGGCAGGATAACAACTACGGCGGTGCTACACGCACCTACCTCACGAGCGATGCGATATGGGCGGGTGTTTCATTCACCCCGGCAGGCAGCGATGAGCGCGAGAGCGCCGACCAATACAGCGCCCGGCAAGTAACGAATTTTACGATACGCTACCGGGATGGCATTAGTACCGAGATGGAGGTGGTTTACGACGGCCTCATCTACAAGATAGACGCGATACAGCCCGACGTGCGGCGCATGTACCTCACGCTTGAATGCCTGCAGATTGGCGCAATGCGCGACAGCTCGCTAATCGACAGTGCCGGCGCGGAGTTGGTGAATGGTAGCCTGCAGGTGCTTATCGTAGTACCGGGTGCCGTTAGCGAGGGGTACGAAAGCCCGCAATTAACTTTTAGCTAATGGGCGATATAGCAACTAACAATGCACGGGTAGCTAAAGAGTTTAAGCGTAAGATGGAGGCCGCGCTAAAGGACTTCAATAAGCGCGACCGCAAGCGGATCTTAAAGGGCGCCGCCTTGCCCGTACAGAAAGCAGCGGAGCGCATTACGCCGAAAAGCAGCGCTGTGCATTACCGCTACGATAACAAGCGCGTGAAGAAAGCCGACGAGCGCCGCAATAAATACGGTGTAGACTTAGCGAAGGTAAAAAACGTCATCTACCCAGGCAACCTGCGCAAATCAATGAATAGGCTACTCTTCCGCCGCTCATTAGATGCTTTCGTAGGGCCACGGTGGGGCGCAGCAGCGAAGCGTAAAGAGATA